GCTCCGAGCCTTATTTTGATTTGAAGGATGACGAGCTTACTTGGCTTGGCGTTGATTTAAGTCCGGACAGAAAATTTGCCGCGCTCGTTGGCGCGCAGAAGCTAGGAAATGAGACGTTTGGCATCAAGCTATTACATACATGGGAAAACCCCTTACAGCTCGACGATAAAGCAATCGCCAATGACTTGGCCGTGTACGCTCGAAAGTACCCAGTTGAGCATGTCCTTTACAGCCGTCGGACAAGTGGCGCAGTTGCATCGCGCCTTGCACCCGCTGGCATCCCGACTTTTGACATGGATGCGTCCTACCCACAAGCTTGTGACGAAATGCTGGGTGCTATTAATAGCGGTCGTTTGCGATACAGGCCAAACCCTGAATTGACAGCCCAAATGCTTTCAGCCGTGCAGCTGCGTCGTGGCGATGGCGGTTGGGTCATCGGAAGGCGCGCATCATCGACGGCAGTGGCGGCCAGCGTTGCCACGGCATTGGTCACGCATTTTGCGACACGCCCAGAGACAGACCTTGACATCATGGTGGGCTAAGTTGTACGGCCATCCTAAAATTAGGGCATGGGTCTTTTCAATGTGCTATTTCCACAAGTAGAGGCATCTAAACCTACACTTGAGGTTGATGCTGCAAGCATCGCGCCTTATTACAGTGAGACATCGCCATTTTTCTTTGCGGGTATTACACAAGCTACACGCGCGGAAGCTGTAAGCATCCCAGCCGTTTCACGTTCAATTGGAATCATCCAAACAGTTGCGTCATTGCCTATGCACGTGCGCAATGTCGCAACTGGTGAAAAAGTACAAGCACCACGCGTTATAAATCAACCTGACCCACGCATCGCCGGAAGTGTGTTTTGGTCGTGGTTGATTTCAGATTTAATTCTTCACCCAAGCGCGTATGCATACGTCACAGAGCGTTATGCAGACACCGGAAGAATCCGAGCAATGGAAAGAATTGCGCCAGAGCGCGTTTCTATTCAAACAGATGGCAAAGGATTTGAAATTGTCGCGTACCAAATTGACGGCAGTTACGTTGACCCAAACAATCTTGTAGTTTTCCAAGGCGATGGCGAAGGTTTGCTAAATCGCGCAGGCCGCACAATCAAGGCCGCAGCTGCACTTGAACGCGCTGCAATGAATTTTGCAAATGAACCAATCCCACAAATGGTTTTAAAGTCAAATGGTACATCTTTGCCGGCCGACCGAGTTTCTAAATTGTTATCTTCATGGCGTACTGCGCGAGCAAATAAATCAACCGCATTTTTAAACGCGGACGTTACTCTTGAAACTTTAGGTTACGACCCTAAGAGCATCCAGCTCAACGAGGCCAGAAATTACGTAGCTTTGGAATTAGCCAGAGCGTGCGGTTTACCGGCTTATTTCGTCGATGCACAACAATCGACGTTTACATATAGCAACGCTTTGGACAAGAGGCGCGACCTTGTAGATTTTGCATTTAGAAATTACATGTCACAGATTGAACAGCGCATGAGTTTTGCAGACTTTGTGCCAGCTGGCCAAGAAGTTAAATTTGACCTTGACGATTTCTTGCGTGGAAATCCTTACGAGCGCGCGCAAGTTTACGAAATTTTAAATCGTATTGGCGCAATGTCAGTAGATGAAATACGCGAGGAAGAAGATATGCTGCTATGAAAAAAGTAATCACACCAATGACAATTACGGCCACAGATTCCGATTCCCGGACAATTACTGGCCGCATTGTTGCATTTGAAGAAACTGGCAACGCATCAATTGGCAAGGTTCAATTTGCAAGCAACTCAATCGAAGCGCAGCCGGTATTGCTTAACCTTGAGCATGACCGCACACGCAGAATTGGCAAAACTTTAAGCATGGAACAAACCGACACAGAAATCACAGCGACATTTAAGATTGCACAAACAAGTGCCGGAAATGATGCGCTTGTAGAAGCTGCGGAAGGTCTGCGCGATGGTTTCAGCGTCGAAGTTTCATTTGATGAATATGAAACACTTAAAGATGGAACAGTGCGCATTTTAAAGGGTGAATTGACAGCCGTTGCATTAACGAGCGAGCCAGCAATCCGTAGCGCACGCGTTGAATCAGTAGCCGCCACAGAAGGCGAAGAAACCGAAGATTCTGCACCGACAACAGAGGATGCAGATACCCAACCAACAACAGAAGGAGACGAAGTGGATAACGCCGTCACAACCGCGGAAGCCGTCGAGTCGGTCGAAGCCGCACAGTCAGTAACCGCATCTGCAACATCAGTTGGCAGATTCACAACAAAGCCACGCATTGAAATGAGCGCAGCAAAGTATCTTGAAAACAAGGTACAGGCTGCACTAGGAAATGAAGAAGCGCGCCAGTACGTTTTAGCCGCAGATAATACTTCGGATAACGCAGGCCTAGTACCCACCAGACAGCTCACCGAGGTAATTAACGGACTATCAACAACAATCCGTCCATCTATCGATGCAATCAGCCGTGGCACATTGCCAGATGCTGGTATGACATTTGAGATTCCAAAGATTACAGTTGCACCAACCGCAGCAGTTGTCGCGGAAGATGCAATCTTTAATGAGACAGACCAAAACGCAGCTTTTGTATCAGTTGACGTTAAGAAATTTGCGGGCCAGCAAAAGTTTTCAGTTGAGCTCTTCACCCGCACAAGTCCCGTCTTTTATACAGAATTGCTCAATAATATGGTTGCGGCAATGGCTAAGGCGCAGAACTCTTACGTTAACGGCTTGCTAATTTCAGGTGCAACACTTGATGGCACAACAACAACAACTTATCCAACAGCAGCAGAATTGCTCGGTGTAGTTGCACGCGGTTCAGCAAGCGTTTATGGCGCAACAGCTGGCCTTGCAAATCCATTTGCCCGCAACATGGTCGTTTCAACCGGCCAGTGGTCAAACATCATGGGTCTTAACGATGCTGGCCGCCCAATTTACAACGCATCGCAGCCTTCAAACGCCGCGGGTGTTTCAACGCCTACATCACTTACAGGCAACGTTGCAGGCCTCAACCTCTACGTTGACCCAACAAATGCTGGCGATGGAGACGGAACAATCCTTATCATCAACCCAGATGCTTACACATGGTACGAGGGAACTCAATATCAGCTACGCGCAGAGTCAACAGCCGATGGCTCAATCACAGTTGGCGTTTATTCATTTGGTGCATTGGCAACAAAGATTGCTGCCGGCGCATTTAAGAATAACAAGGCGTAAGCCACATTAATCATCGGCTGGCGCGCTCCCGTGTCAGCCGAGTCGAACGAAAGGAATACTCATGCCCAACATCGTGACTGCCGCCCAGCTGCGTCAGGTGTTGGGCGTGAGTACCGCCTTATACAGCGACGCTTATCTAAACGAAATAGTTAACACGGCAGAAGCCGTAATTTTGCCGATGCTTGTGGCAAATACGTCCGCAGTCAACGCCTACAAGCTTGACAATAACGAAGCGTTTTATTACACAGAACGCGAACACCATTTTGTCGCTGGTCAGTCAATCATTGTGGCTGGTTTACCATCGCCGCTTAGCGCGACAGTAACAGTCGTAAGAGCAGGCGCGTTTTACTTTACGGCAGCCATTACAAACGCCGACATTACCTTGCGTGAGATAATCCCAAGCGGCACGGCAACACTTTCCGGTTATTCAGCCGTGAACATTTACACGGGCAACGACGCCATTGAATCAGCTATTTTGGCAGTATCGGTTGAAGTATTTCAATCCCGTGTGGCAGCCGGTGGACAGATTGAAGGTGTTGATTTTACCGCCACGCCTTACCGCATGGGTCGCAGCTTAACCAACCGCGTATCGACTTTGTTAATGCCTTACCTTGACGTTGAGACAGTGTGCCAGTAAATGCCAGCATCCACTATTCTAAGCGACGTACGGACACCACTGGCCACTGCCTTAGCATCCGTCGCGGGTAACGTTTATAGCTACGTGCCGGAAACCATCATCCCGCCTGCCGTGGTCGTCGTACCGGATACGCCTTACCTTGAGCTTGAGACAATTAACAAAAGTACCCTTCACGTCAAGATTAATTTTACAATTTCAGTCGCGGTTGCCTATAACAGCAACCCTGCATCGCTCGACAATATCGAGCAGCTAATAATGAGTGTGCTGGCAGTTATCCCAGTTGGGTACGTTGTCAGCGTGGTCGAAAGGCCAACAGTTACACAAGTTGGAGCATCGACGCTGCTAATCGCCGACGTTCGAGTTTCTACCTACTACACACAAACAACATAAGGAGACATCATGGCAACAGTAGTAATAACAGGCCGCGATATTTCTTTGTCCTTTACTGGTGGAACGGACATCGAAGCGCAGGCAACAAACGCAGTGCTAACCAAGGTTTTAGACCGACAGACTTATCAAACCCTTGACGGCGAAGCTTACAAAACCACAAACGTGACAGCTACTTTTCAGCTGGACATGCTTGCAGACTGGGGCAAGGCAAATTCAGTGTGCGAGGCACTTTGGACTGCCTGCGATACTGCACCGGACACAGACATTTCAGTGACTTTAACAGCTGCAACAGGAGCGCAATTTGTGTTTCCAATTAAGCCGTCTTACCCAACAGTTGGCGGCGCAGGCATGGATGCACAGACAGTGTCTTACACTTTCCTAGTATCACAAGGCG